GGAGGTGGAAACTCTGAATTTCATTCAGGTAATAGAATGTTTGAAATTAAACAAAAGTCTATTACTTCTAATAAGGGAGAATCTCAAAACAAACAAGTACAGGCAAAAGAAGACGATCCTAACACAATTGATGAAAACGACATATAATACAGATATATACATAAATACTAAAAAATTAAATAAATAATAAAATGGAAAACATATTAGCTCCTTTCGTAAAAATTGAAGAATCTCTTCAATTCTATTTAAACGGTAGAACTTACGAAATAAAAGAAAATAACGTTGAAATTATTGAAAATCCTAAGAATTCAAATTTACTATCTGCTATTTCTGCATTTGAAAGCTTTGAGTTTTTAAACGAAACAGTAAGATGGTATCATGGATCTTCTAAATTTATTTACAACATTGAAGAAGGTAAATTTTACAATAACGATACTGAAATTCTAGAATCTTTTTCTAACTTTGCATTAAATAGCGGCTTAGTTAGGTATGAAAATAAAAATAAAGCTAAGTTATTTGAAAGTCTTTCTACTATTATAGAAAACTTTATGGTAGTAGATTTCGCTACTACATACAAGAGAGGAGGTGTCACAGTTGATTTATTTAAATTAGATGAAAATCTATTTATTTCAAGATACAACGAAGACACCAAATTATCTAAATTTTTCTCAGCATCTGCAAATGAAGCCGTAGAATACATTAAAGCTGAAACATCAGAAGATGCATCTTCAGTAGTAATAGAAATGCTAGAAGGAGAATTAGCAGAAGAGGCAAAAAAATCTGAAGAGATTTCTAAATATGAAGATATGATTTCTTTCTTAAAAGATCAGAGAGGTTTATTAGCTGAGGCTGATAAGTCAATTGAAGAAATTAAAGAAGCTGATTCTTTAATCAATTCCGAAATTAAATCTTGGGAAGAAAAGATTGAAGCATTAAAAGCATAAGACGTATCATCGAATTATAAAGAAGGGACCAATGGTCCCTTTTTTAGGTAATAAACTTTTTAACATTTTAGAGTATAATCTCTATAAATAAACAATACATATTGTGGCTAAAAGAAGAAAATCAAAAAATTATTTAAATAATAGGGATCTTTACGACCAGATGGTTCTTTCTAAAGAGCAGGATAAATTAACACCGGACGCAGAAAAAATGTTAATTCTTCTTGCAGAAAAGGCGATTAATCGTATGAAATACGTAAGCGAAGACGATAGAAATGATTGTCTACAATTTGCGATTCTAGATCTTTTAAAATACTGGAGAAACTTTAATCCTAAATATCCAAACGCATTTGCTTATTTTACAGAAATAGCAAAAAGAGGTTATGCAAAAGGATGGAATAAAATTCACCCACAAAAATACAAAGGAACATTATCTATCGATAAAGGATCAGGTAATTCAGAAAATCAAACTGGAATTTATAGTATATAATGTCTATTAAAAACGTCAAACCTACTAAAAACTCAGGGTTTAATCAAGGGTATTTTAAACCTAATAATCCTTCTAAATATGCTGGACCTACTCCAATTATATATAGAAGTTCATGGGAACGTAAGTTTATGATGTGGTGCGATAAAAACAAAAAGGTAAGTATGTGGTCAAGTGAACCTGTTGAAATAACATATTGGTCAAGACAAGATTCTACCTCTAGAAAATATTATCCGGATTTTTATTTTAAAGCAATTCAGCCTGATAATAGCACTAAAGAATATCTCGTGGAGATTAAACCAAAACAACAGATTCAAAAACCTGAGCCACCTAAAGTAAATTCTAAAAAAGCATTAAAATCTTATAAATTCTTAGCAGAACAGTATGTTAAAAATATGGATAAATATAATGCAGCTAAAGAATTTTGTAATCAAAGAAATTGGAACTTTATAGTTCTTACAGAAGAAACAATAATCAATGGCTTATATTAAAGAAGAAATAAAGAAATTGATAAAGGGAAAGGGAAGATCTAAGGCGTCTAAGGATGCTTTATCATGGTTTGAATCTAGTCTTAGTGATAGAAAGGAAAAAGGTGTCATGTCAGTTAGGTCACGATTTATTCCAGGAAAGATGTACGTTTTTGAGTATACTCCAATAACAGAAGGAATTCCATGGTATGACGATAATCCTATAGTTCTTGCATTGGATCCTTATGATGGAGATGACATAGGAATAAACGTATCAATGTTACCTACTAAATTTAGGGAACAATTTTTAGATGAAGTATATGATAGATACGAGTCAGTAATTAAAAGAGCTTCTAAAACAGATAATGCAAGAAATCAAAGAGGTTTATTAACGTTTTCTTATAAAGGAGCTAAGGCATATTTAGAACAATATGGATATGATTTTGCGATTAGAAGGTATAAGCCTTCTAGAAAGTCAAATCAGGCGGTGGTAGCATATAAAGATTGGTGTAAAATAGCTATTTGTGATTTTAATTCTTTAAATGGAATAACTAAAAACGAATTAAATAGATTATTTGAAGATCATCGTAGAAATAAGAATATATAAAGAGAAAGTATAATACAATTGTAAATTTAACACATGGCAGGTTTTATAGAAAGAAATGGACCATTAAGCACAGGTAAAAGACCATTTACCCTTAGTGATACTCTTAAAAGACTATCTTCGTTTGGTATGTATTACGACGATTTAGTCTTAAGACAATCTCAGGCGATCGGCCCTGTAGAAGATGAATTTGGCTACGGTCAAATGAATCAAATGGGCATAGACGATGATAATATGTATGGTGCGTTTGCTGCATTATCGATGGCAGACACCAATATGAGAAAAAATATTCCTTTCTTTGACCAAGGTTATGAAGGTAAAAGAGATGAATTAAGAAGATTTTCAACACATGATGAAATCGAAGATATATTAGATATTTTATGTGATGAATCAATTGTATATGATAATAAAAACTTTATAGGAAATCCTGAGTTAATAGGGATGGACGTATCTGAAGAGGTAACTAAATACTTAAATAAATCCTTTAGAGATATTTACCAATACTTTGGATTTAATCAAGACCAATCAGCATGGTATTTCTTTAGAAAATTCTTAATTGACGGATATCTTTCTTTTGAAATTATTTACAACCCTGAGCAAGATCAGATTATCGGTTTTAAAGAAATCGATCCAATCACTCTTATGCCAGGATACAATAAAGACGATGGTAAAAAAGTATGGATTCAATTTAAAGACGATCCAGTAAAAGAAAGAGTCCTATATGATTCACAGATCATTTATCTTTCTTATTCTTCAATAACTACTGCATCAAGAGTAAGTTACCTAGAAAGACTTGTAAGAGCCTTCAATCTAATGAGAATTATGGAACACACTAGAGTTATCTGGGCTGTTACGAATTCTTCATATAGAATGAAGTTTATTATTCCTGTTGGTGGTAAATCTAAAACAAGAGCAAAACAATCTCTTGCACAGTTAATGGGTAACTATAAAGAAGTTGTAGACTTTGATTGGGATTCAGCTACATTAGCAACGAATGGTAAACCAATGCTACAATTCAACAAAGAATACTGGTTACCTTCAAAAGAAGGAGAATCTCCTGAAATCGAAACACTTGGTGGAGATGGACCAGAATTAAGCGATACAGAAGCTCTTAAATATTTCAACGATAAATTAAAAATGGTTTCTAAAATTCCATTCAATAGATTTATGTATGAAGACGGTGGAGGTGACTTTAACCTTGCAGCAGATGGTATGATTAGAGATGAAATTAAATTCTCTAAATTTATCAAGAGATTACGTTCTTCTTTCCAAGAAATTTTAGTGAAACCATTATGGTTACAAATGTGTCTTAAATTCCCTGAATTTAAAGACGATGCAGGATTTAGAACTCAAATAGCTATTCAATTTAATGAAGAAAACATGTTCGCTGAATTAAAGCAAATGGAAATCATGGAGAAACGATTAGACTTTATATCTACGATGCAAGATTCCCTAATGAAAACAGATCCAGTTACGATGGAAGAAATGCCTTATTTTGACATGGAATTCTTAGTAGACAGATACTTGAAATTATCACCAGATGATAAAGCAGCTAATTTAGCATATAGACAAAGACAAGAATCTGAAGAAGCTGAAGAGCCCGAAGTAGATCCAATGGACATGGGCTTCTAGAAAAAGAATATATAATCAATAATGAAAAATTTAAAACCATTTAACGAATATTTTCCTCCAATTTTTGAAGATGCACTAGAAGTAGGAGAAGACTCAGATGTAATAGTAGATGATATTCTTCTAGATTCAGGTGAAAAGATTAA